GCCACCCTCGTCGGCGATTTTGGTGAGGATGCTGTACTGGGCGTTGCCCTTGATGTTCCCGCCTTTTGCCCAAATCTCTGGATAGTCCTCTTTGATCCGTGCGGCAAATTCCCTGTCGAACATCTTCCACTTGCTTTTGCCGAAAGATGTTACTTCGTCGTCCTGTTTATCGGCCTTGATCGAAATGGTACCAGTTAGTTGATTAGCCCCATGCAAAACAGGCGAAACTTCATAAAGTTCAACTTCTCGTAACAAATTAGCCTGACGCTGATTATCATAAATAGCGTCAAGAGTCTTGTAACCGATCGACCACTCCTGCTCTTCACCATAGAAAGAGACATTCGTGAACGCTTCGCGACCCTTCTCGGACTTCAGGTTGAACTGAACGCGGGCGTACAGACCGCCAATCCCAGCAGACTTCATTTTGGCTGGAAGGCGTGGATCGCTTGCCGGAACTTCGTAAATGTCCAGAACCTTGCCGATGGGGTGATTCCAGTCGTGACCCCAGACAACGCGAGGCTTGCGGCGCTTCAGGCTTTCTGTAAAAGCACCCGGAAGTACGATGTCGCCAACGCTGTCCTTGTTGCCAACGCCGGAAACGAAGCATTCAACAATGCCCTGCGCCTCATCAACGTTGATCTGGCCGGTGATGGCCTTGAACTCCGTTGCGTGGTCAATCGTGTTCGCCGAATGAATGGCGTAATCAACAGGCATTGTTCACCTCTCTAGAAGACGTGAACTAGATGATAGCCGTGAAGTGCCACCCCTCAGGGTAACAGCATTTTCAGTAAAACTTTACTTTACAGAAATTATCGCCGGAAAGACAGACGGCAACGACAATTGATCGTCAAATGCGGAGGAGCCAAAGGATCACCCGGGAACCTCAACATTGAGTCACCCGCCACGAAACCATCATCAATTGCGACACTCTTACCGTCAAGAACACGGTGAGCGTCACGAACACTGGAATCCTTACGTGTCCGCCAAATCTTCCTCGGAGATCCGACCTGACGAGAACCAAGATAAATACCCGCGTTCATCGCAGTCTGAGACTCATGCTCCGCAATTACACGGCGCCTCTTACCAATCAAATTCGCAAAAATGGCAGCCAAAGCAGCACGCAACAAACTGTTACGAGAATCCTCGTCCTCGTCCCCCAATGCCATCGCCACAAGAAGAGCCGCAGCAACTTCATCCTTCGTGGTCTGGTTCACCTTTTGCGTGCGGGCAACCTGAGCATCAAGATATTCCTTCAACTCCTCAGCATCAGGCTCAGAGTCCATCTTGGCTTCAAGGCCAACCGACTCGGCAGCCTCATTAACGATCGCAGAAAAAATAGGACGGAAATCTTCCTCAATCTGACGATCCCAAGCATCCGAGTCGAAAATTGCTTCAACCTCAAGGGTGCCTTCACGGATCGCCTTGCGCGACTTCGCACCCAAAGCCTTCTCAATGATCACCCGTTGCTGGCGCTCAAAAAAACGCTCCAAGGTGCGGTCAAGGATCTCCGCCCAACGATCAGATGTCTTTTCGGCTTTTAAATCCCACTCCGTGACAGCCTGATTCTCAGACTTGGTTTCGATGTCATCCAAAGAGTAGGACAACTGGCCCTCGGGCACCGGCTCAATCATCGATTCTGGGGCGCCGCCATCAGCGGCAGCAGGAGCAGCCGGAGCACCCGGAACCTGCTCACCGCCAGCAGGCGGAGCCGCCTCCATTCCCGGAGCAGCAAGTTCACCAGCAGCGCCACCCGGAGCAGGAACGCCGCCAGCCTCCGCGATCGGAGTCTGTTCTTCCACACTAAACGGCTTCTCCGTGTTCGCAATCGGAACAAGATTCGGGTTCCAAAGCAACTGATCGGCGATCTCCGACTCAACCTTCTCACGGCCAGTCTTGTCGCGGTACTCATTAACGCTGATCAAACCCTGCTGCAACTCGTCCATCAGGTAACGCTGGCGTTCCTGCTTGGAAATAATCAGGATAGGAACCGAGGTCGTGTCGAAATCGATGTAGTACTTCGGATCAAGGTCATCCAAGGCTCGGGCGATCGGCTCCAAGTGGGGGAGCATCGTCTCCATCCAGAAGACACGTAGTTCCTCGGCGGCGTTAGAGAACGTCCGACCTGAAGCGTTTCCGATGACCGACTCCGGAACACCAAAAGCGGCAAGGATTTCTTCCTTGGTCAACTGCCTCATCTGCACGTAGGCAGCATCACGAGGGTTGGATGCGGTGTCTACAAAGTCGGCACCATCGTCCGAAGAGATAACCCCAACAGAGCCAGCCCTGTTCAGATTTCCACGGAACCTGCTTCGCAACTCGTCCTTATCTTCCTCATCGATCTCGCCTCGGATAACCAGAAGACCGCCCGGACGACCGTCGTTGAGCAAGAAGTTGCGGTTGTAGATACGGGCAAGGTTCTCAATTTCGATTGCGATACCAGCCGACTCCATCGGAGTGAGCGACAAGTACGGGTCAAGGGGGTGTGGGCGCCGCAACCAGATGACACGCTCCGGCGGAAGAACAATTTTCTGCCCTTGAGCAAGATCTACTTGGAAACCTGCAACAAACTTGCGTGGATCAGGAATAGGGGAGGTGTGCTGCGGTGGGAGCAGGTTCAGCGCAATCACATCACCGTTGCGTCCCATTACCTTCTCAATAAAAACTCCACGAGTGGACATCAACATCTGGCTTGACATCCGGTAACGGAAAATGAACGAGTTCTCGCCCTCGTTAGCACGCGAGTTCAAGATGTCAAGAAGTTTGTTGCTGCGGTCAACAATCTGACCGTTTGGATTGTTGTCCTTGCGGAGCACCATCGGAAGGCGCGCTTGGTTACCGGCAATCGCATCAATGCACCGGTTCACCCAAACAACTTTCTGCATACCTTCCCGGTACGCACGTTCAATGTCCCAAGAATCACGATACGGACGGCCAGCAAGACCGGTGTTTACTGATACCGGCGCTCCCGGACCAAGGGATGCTGCTTTGATGCTGTTGGACCGCGCATCCTTAGTCTCTCGCGAATTCCATGCCATGTTTAGTCAGATCCCAAGAGATAGCCGAAAACCCCACAGGCGACGCCTGCGGTGATAAAACCTGCTGCGGGCAACAGCAAAGCCGCACCCACTGATGTCAATAGTATAAATGACAACATGAGTAAATTGGCGGTGATGCCACGCCATCTCATACTTTTTAACTTGTCGCGGAGTCGACGCACGTCCACCTCGTCTTTCAGAACCTATACTAACCTAAGTATCGGTTGCTCGGAGAGAAAATGTCTGACTGGAACAAAGTACTCAAATATTTGGAGCCGAAGCCACCACCTTACTGCCCCGAAGAGCCATCCATCACACAAAAAGTGTTTCTTCGAACCTACGCCCTAGAAGCACTCTTCGGCGGGTCGGCAGGCGGAGGCAAATCCAGCGCCCTGCTGATGGCAGCACTCCAATACGTGGACACCCCCGGATACAGCGCAATCCTCTTCAGGCGCACCTACGCTGACCTCGCCCTCCCCGGCGCGATCATGGACCGCTTCCAAACGTGGATCGCTCCAGAAGATGACATCCGATGGAACGCCAACAACTACACGGCGATTTTCCCGTCAGGGGCACGCATCTCGTTCGGATACCTCAACAACTCGCAGGACTATCTACGTTACAAGGGTGCCGAGTTCCAGTTCATTGGAATGGATGAGGTCACCGAAATCCGAGAGTCCGACTATCGCTACCTGTTCTCTCGCCTGCGCCGCCCGGCATCAGGTCCACTGGCGCAAGTTCCGCTAAGAATGAGAGCCGCATCAAACCCAGCACCCAACTGGGTTCGGCAAAGATTCATTGTGGAGGGCCAGCAGGAGGGACGGATCTTTGTTCCATCCAAGTTGACTGACAACCCCGGCATCGACGCTGCCTCATACCGCCAGTCACTCCAAGCGCTAGATCCCGTTGAACGGCGACGGCTAGAAGAAGGTGACTGGTGGTCAACAACTCTCGGTTCGCTTTTTGACAGAGAATCGTTTGTGCTCATCGATCCACACGATGTTCCGGAAGTCAGTTCGATGGCGCGTGCCATCAGGTTTTGGGACTTGGCAGCAACCGAACCCTCACAGTCCAATCCCGATCCTGACTGGACAGTTGGCACACTGATGCTGTTCGACCAAGGTGTCGCCTACGTGCTTGACGTGAAGAAGGCTCGTGTCCGTGGCGAAAAGGTGGAGCAGATGATTGCTCAAACCGCCTACGAGGACGGCCATCAGGTCGCCATCCGAATGGAGCAGGAACCGGGCTCATCCGGCAAAGCATTGGTCGATCAGTACGCACGTTACGTTCTTCCCGGCTACGACTTTGCTGGGATCAGAGCAACCGGAGACAAACTGACTCGGGCGCGTCCGTTCGCTGCTGCTGTCGCCAACGGTAACGTTCGCGTGGTGAGGGCGCCTTGGCTGACCGATTGGTTGGACGAGTTCGCTTCGTTCCCCGAATCAGCGAACCATGACGACCAAGTGGACTCCTGTGTGGGTGCGTTCACACATTTAACGGGATTGGGGTTGCCTCAGCGCAAGCGGGCGTCTATTATCGTCTGACGTACAGACACCACCTACTGAACAGGAAAAGTACATATGTCTACACCCCGGCCTGAATGGTTGGAGGATCACAAGAAGCGGATCCACGAGTTGTACGAGCATGTTGTGTCATGCGCTCAGGAAGAGTTGGCGCTGGAAGATGCGTGCAACATCCTCGTTGATCTGAGCAACATGAAAACCAGCATGGCGTTGATCTACGACGAAATGTTGAAGAAGGTCAGCGACCTGATGGAAGAGGAACCTCTGATTCAGGTTGAGTCCGGCCACAGCATTGAGAAGAAGTGGTCGAAGGATCGGCGCGGATGGCGCCACAAGGAACTCGCAGAGGTGGTTGCTTCCCGTGTCACCCAGATGTCTATCGACATGGATACCGGCGAGCGTCTAATGTCGCACGAAGAGATCGCGCGAAGGATGCTGGATTTCGTCCAGCCTTCTTATTGGAGGGTTTCGGCCCTTGAAGAGATCGGAGTTGTTGCCGACGAGTATTGCACTGTTGGTGACACCAAGGCGAGCGTTGTCGTTCGCAAACCGAAAAACAATACTGCCAAGTGAGGGAATGAACATGTCTGATTTGTACAACCAACTGTCAGAGCCTTTTCCACCAGAGATGGAGAAAACGCTCAGCAAGGGCGGAACCCGCCTTACCTACATCCCCGTTTCTGAAGTCATCACTCGCCTGAACCGGGTGTTCGGAGTCGGAGGCTGGAGCAGCAATATCGTCTACTGCAAGAGAGACGAACTGGACCCCGACTACATCGTGGCCTCAGTGACGCTCAGCGCGCGGGTCGCCGACAAAAACGACTCAACTGGCGGCTGGATCGGTCACGACGGCATCGGCGGTCAGAAGATCAAGCGCACCAAGAACGGCGACATCGTTGATCTCGGCGACGAGATGAAGGGTGCTGTTTCCGATGCGTTGAAGAAGGCGGCACAGCAGTTCGGCATCGGCCTGTACCTTGCTCGCGATATTGAGGCGATGGAAATTGAGTTCGCTCAGGATGCCGAGATGGAAGCATCAAACATGCCGAAGAGCGAGTTTGATGAGAAGTACGAGCGGTTCCTTGACTTGCGCAAGGATTTCTCGGAGGCGCAGATGGCGGAACTTCGTGAGTGGTGGAGCGACTACTCGGGTGGTCGCCCAACACCTAAGCGTGAGGACATGACTGTTGAAGAGGTTGATCAGATGATCGTTCAGGCGGTCAGGATCAGTCTTGGTGGAACGCTTGTCGTTAAGGGCGACGACTGATGGCGTTCACGGCGCCGCCACACCTGTCGCCTTCCTCAATCAATTCATTTCTTTCCTGTCCCCTGAAATTCAAGTTCTCCAAGATTGACGGGATGGTAGAGCCTCCGACAGAGGCAACCCTAATGGGAAATTTCGTACACGAAATTCTTGAAGAACTGTACGCAATCCCACCAGATGAAAGAACAACCGATTTCGCAAAAACTATTGCACGTCGGTTGTGGGACGAGTCGTACAGGGAGAAAGTGAACCGCCACGTTCATCGGAGTAAGCACAACGAGTTGCGATGGAAGTCATGGTTCTGTGTTGAAAATCTTTGGGGTGTAGAAAACCCGCAAGAAACAGAACTTGACGGAATCGAATACGAACTGAACGGTGACCTTGGCGGCGTCCGGTTGAAGGGTTTCATCGACAGGTACATCATCAACGAATCTGACGGTCGCCTTGTTGTTGGCGACTACAAAACCGGTAAGGTGCCATCACCGAAGTGGGAGGACGACAAGTTTTTCCAACTTTTCATCTATGCGGCACTACTGAAAGAACTCGGTGTTGGTGAAGTTTCAGAAGTAGAACTGATCTACCTGAAAGCGCCAAAAGTTTTACGTCGACCAGTAACTGACAGCGACTTGCAGCAAGTAGTTGAAACAGTTGTTGACGTAAAAAATAAAATCGATCAACGATGCGAAGAGGAATACTTTGAAACAAAGAAATCACCCTTGTGCAACTGGTGCCACTTTAAGCGCATTTGCCCGGAATGGACATGATCTATGAACATGACAGATGACACATTTGCAAAACTTGTTGCCGAAGAAGTCAAGAATCGGGTAAACACCGAAAACAAGAAATATCTTCTTCGTAAAGAGAACTGGAACCGGTGGGAAAAATCACTCATCGCTCTCGTTCAAAACCTCAACAATCAAGTTGAGGACATCGAAGACGACATCAACGCAGACACCGAAAGGTACTCCCAAATTGAGGGCGGATCAGTGCTGCTCAGTGAAGCGCTTTCCGCTTACGAAATGCGGAAGAAGAAGATTGAACGCTTCCGCTTCCATGTCGAAAACCGTTTGACTCAGGTGAGCAAGATGATCGCTACTGGAGTCGAAATGGAGGACGACGTGATGACAAGACTCATGACACTCCAGAAAGCCATCAAGAGGCACAAGGAGTTGATGTACGAGTACGACCTAGAAGATACAGTTATCGACCGCGCCCTGTGGTCAGCCCTAGAAGGGAAATGGGAGTTTGAGTCAATTACTAGCAAGGACATCAACGATGAGTGATACCCAAGCATCTTCCGCAAAAGTCAACAAGCACAGTCGAACCGGATACGTACAAGGATGCCGGTGCGAGGTGTGCAGGTCCGCTAACCGGGAGTACCAGCGCAACTACATGCGTAAATGGCGTAGCCCGCAAAACGCTGAGACAACGACAACTTCGTGATGGAACGCGGGAAGGGTTTGAAACGAACCGGAAGGCTCAACCCTCGTTCTGCGAAAACAAAAAAGAAATACGAAGAACGTCGCCCGTTAGTGGAACGCCTTCTCTCTGAACGCTCATGGTGTGAGGCGTGCCCAGTTTTTGCTGAGCATGACCACAAACCAACTTATGTTCGGCGCAGAAGCGTGGATGTTCACGAAATAGTTCGCCGAAGTCAAGGCGGCTCCATACTGGATGAGGCTAATCTGCTGTGCGTGTGCAGAGACTGTCACCGTCGAATCGGGAACTATCCGGAACTTGCTTTCCAACTTGGCTTAGCGAAACACGGGTGGGAGCGATGAGGTCCATCATGGGGCTGGACTTGTCTTTGACATCCACGGGCTTGTCGTGTGATGGGCATACATCCACTATTGCGGTCGGGTCAAGGGGGGCGCAACGACTCTTTGATATTGAAGCACGCCTCAGAGCAGATCTATCTGCCAAGGGTCTGCCCGGAGTTGTTGTTGAGGGGTATTCGTTTGCTAGCCGAAACAGTCAGGCTCACGCGATCGGGGAACTTGGTGGCGTGGTCAGACTTCTGCTTCACAAGTTAGACATCCCTTACGTTGAGGTGCCGCCAACAGTGCGCGCCAAGTTTGCTACAGGGAAGGGCAATGCAGGAAAACACGAAGTTGTATCAGCAGTATCCGCTAGGACGGGAATCGTCTGGTCGGGAAAGGGAGCGGACGACGAGTGCGACGCTTTCATCCTTGAGGAAATGGGGCGTGTCGCTCTCGGACGGGGGAGATACGAGTGGCCAGCAGAGAACAGGCAGGCCCTCACCAAAATCGACTGGTCAGAACTGGAGGCGTACTGTGGCAAGGAGTAAGCCGATCTCGCAAGTTGAGATCGAAGAAGAAATCATCCGTCTCACTTCGCTGCTGGAGGAAGAGACTGAAGCGTTCGAACAGTTGGCCCAGCACGGAGCCGAGCGTGAAGCGATGTACAAGTCATCGTGGGCTAAGGAGTATCTTGCCGCCAAGGGTTCAATTAAGGAGCGTGAAGCGTGGGCCGACTACAAGTTGGAGTCGCTGATTTATGACCACAAGATTGCTGAAGCGTTGGTGAAGTCGAAGCGGGAGAAGTTGTCATCGTTGCGAACGTCAATTGATGCTCTTCGGACTCTTGCCGCGAATGTCAGAGCCCAGACCGGCTCATGATTCTTCGACGGGAAGTCAACTGGCTTCGCGTTCTTCCTAATTTGGCAGAGAACTTTTCCACCTGCGCGAAGAAGCAGTATGCGGCTGTTGTTTTGTCACCGCATGGGCGTGTGATTGGTTTCGGTTACAACGGTTCACCTCCCGGAATGGGTCACTGCAACGAAGGGCATTGCCCTCGTCTCCATGTTGACTCTGCGAGCGGAAGCATTTACGACAACTGCATTGCGCAACATGCGGAAGCGAACGCTGTCCTCTGGACCGATCCTGCGCAGAGAACTGGCGCAACACTGATCGTGAATGGCCCACCTTGCTTTGGGTGCGCTAAGCAGATTGCCTCAAGTGGAGTAAAACGTTTGGTGTGTTATGTCGATCCGGATTATGCGGATTGGACTAATGTTCGGGCGTTCCTGTTTAAGGCCGGTGTCCATGTTGTTGAGGCACCAAAGAATGTGGAGTTGTAACCATGGCAGAGAAAATCGATAAGTCAATCAAAAATCTGGCTGTAGATATTGACACGCTGATGCCGCTTCCGGGCAATCCGAGAAAGGGCAACGTGGAAGCGATCATGGCTTCATACGACGAGTTTGGTCAGGTGAAGCCGATCGTCGTTAGGCCCAATGGTGATGGGACATCAACGGTCATCGCGGGGAACCACCAGTTGGAGGCAGCCAAGCGTCTGGGCTGGTCAAAGATCGCGGTTGTTCAATATGAGGTTGACGATAAGCAGGCGACTGCGTTCGCTTTGGCAGATAACCGCACCAACGAGATGGGGCACACGGACCCAGAACTACTCAATGAATTGTTATCCACTATTACGGATGACTATGCGCCATTTCTTAGTGAACTTGGATGGGACGAATTTGAACTAGCCGCAATCGAAGAACAATCATGGCGGCTATCGAACACAGAAGAGGTCGGCTACACCCCACCGGAAATCATCGACCTAAATTCAACCAAACAAACCACGGCGCCGTCTGTTGAAATCTCCGAAGAGGGAAACAAGATTGTTCCCACAGGCGAAGTTGACTCACGTTCCGTTGCTGCCACAGGAAGCACAAGCATCGGTCAATCAGGCTCCACCCAAGCAGTAGTTCAGTACACCCTTGTTTTCGATGACGCCGACCAGCAAAAGAAGTGGTACAACTTCATCCGTTGGCTCAGGTCCGATGTCGGCTACGACGGTGACACAACTTCCGAGAGACTGATGAACTTCATTGAGTCACACGCCGACTTCTGAAGTTGCTTCTTCGCGGCAAAGCCGCTAAAATCAAGGCTGTACCTACTATCCGGAAGGAAAACATGAAACTTTATTACAACGACGACTACACAAAAACTCGTTACAGTTTTGACACAACCAGAAAGTCAGAACTAGTTGCCAAGCGCGCGGAGGAACAAGGGTTCGAAATTGCCGACCCATCGTACGCCTACGAAAAGACCGAAGCAGTCATCGCCAAGGTTCACGACGAGGAGTACGTCAACGCTGTCAAGACCGGACTGCCACGAAGCCTCGCCGAGTCCCAAGGATTCTCGTGGGACGACGACATGTACACAACCGTGTTGGCACACAACGCAGGATGCGTCGCTGCGGTAGACACGGCAGCGAAGAGTCGAAGCATCGCTGGCACCCTGTCATCAGGACTTCACCACGCCAAGCACAAGCACGGATCAGGCTTCTGCACGTTCAACGGTGTTGCCGTCGCCTCCCGATACGCCAACAGCGTCGGATTCAACAACGTGCTGATTTTGGATTTTGATGCACACTGCGGTGGCGGCACGTACAGCCTCATCGACCACAACAAGAACACCCACGTCGATGTGTCATGCAACTCTTTCGATGCTTACAGCAGTGGAAAGAACAACTCTGATCTACTGATGATCGTTGACGACAAGAACAAGTACGTCGACCGCATCGAAATGGTGCTCTCTTACGTTGCGGGGATTGGCGCAGGATTCGACTTCGTTATCTATAACGCCGGGATGGATCCGATCAACAGTGGAGTATCGCGTAACGATCTTGCGGAGCGTGAAGAGTTGGTGGCTGGAGCAATCAAGGAACTGGGCGCACCAGCAATGTTCACACTTGCCGGTGGCTACTCGTTCGGTGGCTTCACCATGGATGACATCGCAGATGTTCACATGATGACAGTTGACTCGCTCCTCGGGGTTAGGGTCAACTAATGGTTCAAATCCTTCAGGGGAAGAAGCACGGCTCCCATTCGACATACAGCAAGGGGTGCCGATGCGAGCCATGCACTGTCGCCCATCGCATTTACACTCGCGACATTCTTCGCCGGTACCGGAGGGAAAAGCAAGGTCTGGAACCGTTACGCGACCCAAAGTACATTGACGCCACCGAAACCCGATTGCACCTTCAGTACCTTTCGAAGAATGGGATGGGGTCAAGCACTGTCTCCGAGTTGACCGGTATGCACTTGACCAACATTCAGAGAATCCGTACCGGAAAACAGGCCAGTGTTGCTGTGGAGACAGCGGACAAAATTCTTGGAGTTCACCTAAACCTGTACGGCAAGAAGGAATTCGTTGATTCTTCCTACGCCAAGAAACTTGTCAAGGAAATTCGCGATGCAGGTTACCTGTTGGCAGACATCAACAAGGCACTCGGCATGAAAGCACTTGGCGGTGCAGTTATTACCGGCGATTACATTCATTACGAAAAGATGTTGAAGATTGAAGCCGTACATTTCGCTTTGCTTCGACATCCGCCGAGAGCGCTAAGGCCATACAGGTTCAAACGGTTGAAGGAAGGCCAGTGACACGTCAACGAATGTTTCTAGACATCTCGTGCGTGGATGCTGCACGGGAACGCATCCGACATGTGTACGACACGTTCGACACAGTGTGCGTTCAGTTCTCTGGCGGCAAAGACTCAACGGCGGTGCTGTATCTGGCGAAAGAGATCCACGAGGAGCGAAACCTCGGACCAGTGAAAGTCATTTTCCGTGACGAGGAGATGGTGTCTCCTGCCGTCGTCAAATATCTTGAAGAGGTCCGCAACTACGACTGGGTGGACATGGAGTGGTACTGCCTGCCGCAAGGTCAAGAGATTTGGGTGCTGGGTCGCAGGGAGTACTGCTTGCTGTGGTCGCCAATGAGAGCGTCGGAAGGACGCCTGTATCGGGAGATGCCTGAGTGGGCGATCCGTGCCGAACACTTTGGGTTGGACCCATCGACAACAATTCCTCAGTCCATTGACTATTACACGATGCAGGGGAAGAAGGGGCGCACAGCGTTTCTGACCGGTGTTCGTGCCAACGAGTCGATGATCAGGTATCGGTCCTGTGTTCAGAAACTCCACGAGAACTACATCAACGTTCCGTACCGGATGAAGAAATCCATTCCGTTGAGATTTGCGAAAGTGATCTATGACTGGACGACAGACGATGTTCTGAAATTCATTTCCGAGGAGCACAACGCCTCCTACTGCGAGTACTACGACCTTGCCGCGATAACTGGATCAAACACGCGGGTCGGCATCCCCCTTCACGCTGTGGCGATCAGAAGGATTGGCGATGTGGTTGCAACAGAACCAGAGTTCTACGACCGGCTGTACGAATGTTTCCCGCAGATCGACGCGCAGAGACGTTGGTGGCCGGAGTATGACATTGAGAGAATGATCAAGGAGTACGCATCGCGCGGATGGCGTGGCGTCAAAGAATGTATTGACGACAACATTCTTACTCCGGGTTTACATAAGCGCGGGATGGCATTTGCTGCGGAGTTCAGAAAGAAGCATGTGAAGGATCCGAACTCGTATCCTCTTCACTGGCTGATCCGCAACATTCTGATGAATGAGTTCAACATCACATCCGTCAACCCCATCGGCCCCAAGACAAGGGCTTACGCGATGCAAATGGCCGAAGCGGATGAAATGGCCAGTCTTGACGCACTAGATACCGTAGATGACACGAGGTGATATGAGCATGTATGAGATGGTATGGATCGACGGAACCGAAATTTTTCCCGGCCCGTGGCGGGCCACATATCTATTGAAACCCGATATGGAGGTATTAGCCCGGTCTATGGCGGACTATGGGTGGCTACAGCCGATCGTGGTTCAGCGCTCCACGAACAGGATCATTGACGGTCATATCCGATGGGAGATCGCCGGATCAGTGAAATCTGTACAGAAGGCGCACAAGGGCATGGTGCCGGTCATCTATAAGGATTGCTCAGACACGGAAGCCAAGTTGATGCACCTCCGTCTCAACCGAAGCAAAGGTTCCACGGTTGCGAAGAAGATGTCACGCCTTGTTAGGGACATTGTTTTCTCCGGCGCGTACAAGGAGAAGGACATCAAAAAGATGTTGGCGATGTCCAGCGATGAAGTTGACATCATGATGGATGGGACACTGATCAAAAGTAGAAAGATCGCAGAGCACAAGTATTCGCGGGCATGGGTTCCTGTTGAAGCGCCAGCGTCCGCAACTGAAAGTTCTGCTGTTATTGAGCGCCCACCGAACCCCGACAGATGAACCCACAATGCTATGATTTATCTGACTTTACGGAGGACCGATGCCTACCCCCAGTTTCATTCCAGATGTAGAGAGGCCGGACGAGCGCGGTCGGCCAGCATGGTGGCGTCGTGCCCTTGCCGCAACTCTTCGTGGCTTGAACAGACGTATCGGTGGAGCGGGCAACCCGGAAGGCGCAGTCCGCGACCTTTTCCGCTGACAGGGCATAACTTCCTCCAATCGCATCCAATCCGCACTTCGGGTGTGGTAGGTTTCTGACAAGTCGCGGTATTAGGAGCATTGTCGGTGCCAAAGATTCCAACAATCGGTTTTGCGTCGTCTGACTGGTCCAGATCAATTTCAACTCCCGAAGGACCGGTTCCCGGAGGATCCAACTGGATTCGCCTCCAGCAAAGCCGCCCCTACATGAAATATCGGTCAACTACCGGCCTGCTCGTTCACGATAGACGGCAGGGCTTCGGTGTTCTTGACTGGTTCGGCAAAACCCATTACAACCTTGATGTCATCGTGATACAACGACTCATGTTCGAAGATCTCGTAGACAAAATGGAAGATCGTAAAAAGTTCGGCCAAGTCATCATCAACGACATTGACGACTGGTACTGGGGTCTTCACAAAGACAACCATGCGTACAGGCTGACCCACCCAGATAACAACAAAGACGAAAACATCGCCCACTACAAAAACATCATCCAGCAGAGCGATGCCGTTGTCGCGTCAACACCGTTTCTTCAACAGAAAATGTCGGAAGATTTTGGCTGCGAAAATGTTCATCT